CGCTGTACGCCTTCGGCACGGTGGGCACGGTGCTGTCTCTGGGGCGTCGCATTGGGCAGCCAGGCACCACAGCCCTCTTCGAGACGACGGCGGCTGCCACCATCGCGACGCTGCCCAACTTCTCGCTGGGTGCCATCAGCGTGGCCGAGGGCTACCTTGCGCGGCACTTCGACTCGGTACTGGGCAAGGCTTCGGTGTGGCGCGCTTTCACGGGCGGGCTGCTGGCAAGCGGCGGCTTCCCATACCCAGACGGCACCTCATTCACCTCGGGCTTCACCTGGACGGACGGCGCCGTCACTTGGAAGCTGGCGTCGGCCGACGTTGTGCCCACCGCTGGCGTCACCCTCATAGCTGACTGCACCGTCACTGGCCCAGTGCAGGCCTACGCGGGCAGCTGCACCATCATCAACACGCCGGTGGCTGGTTGGAGCACCGTCTTCAACACCGACGACGGCGTGGTGGGCAACGACTTGGAGACAGACACCGCCTTGCGCACCAGGCGCCTGCAGGAGTTGACGGCCGCAGGCAAGTCGCCTCTCGACGCCGTGCGAAGCGCCATTCTCAAGACGTTTGGCGTCACCACCTGCATCATCTTCGAGAATACCTCCGACGTTGCTGACGGCGTGCTGGCGGCCCACAGCTTCGAGGCTATTGTGGAGGGCGGCCTCGACTCCGACATTCGAAGCACCATCTTCGCCAACAAGCCTGGCGGCATCGAGACGGGTGGCAACGTCAGCGGCTCAGTCACTGACAGCGGCGGACTGGGCCACACCATTCGCTTCACCCGGCCTGTGGCGGTGCCCATCTACGTCACGGTGACGCTGCAGAAGAATGGCGCGACGTACCCCACCAACGGCGACGCACAGGTGCAAACCGCAGTGCTGGCAGCCATTGCTGCGCACCCAGTCGGGGCCGACGTCTACGCAACGCAGGTTGCTGCTGCCGCCTTCTCGGTGACTGGCGTGCTGACGGCCACCGCGACAGTCGGCACCGCGCCCAGCCCTGTCGGCAGCACCGTCAGTATCGACGTGCGCAGTCGTGCGGCCAACACCGGCGCCGTGCTGGTTCTCGCGAGCAACGGGGTGGCGTAATGGCACTCGCCACCATCAGCAACATGTCGGAGTTGGCGAAGGCGAGGGTGCTGGCGCAGTACCAGCCGGCCACCACGCGCTTCGTTGCACTCGTCACCGAGCTCGCGGGCCAGGTGCAGGAAGCCGAGACGGCCATCTTCGGACTGCTTGCACAACTGAGTGTCGCAACGGCCAGCGGCCTCTGGCTTGAGAGACTGGGTGCCATCGTCGGCGAAAACCGGGAAGGCCTCACCGACGACGGCCTCTCGAGTGACGGGTACCGCGCCTTCATCAACGGCCGCGTGTTGGCCAACAAGTCACAGGGCACCGTCGAGGAGCTGTACGCCATCTCGCACGCAGCTGCCCCGGTGAATACCTTCGCGCTGTCGGAGCAACCGCCTGCAGCCATGCAGCTGGTTGTCGGAAACGCCATGACAGACCTCGTCGCGCAACGCTTCGCCCGTCTCCTCGGTGTTGCCAGGGCCGTCGGCGTGAGGCTGTCGGTGCTGTACAACACGCTTCCCGACTCCAACACCTTCACCTTCAGCAGCGGCACTTCACTCGAGGCCTCTTCGACTCTCGGCTTCGGCGACTCTTCCAACCCAAGCACTGGCGGCGGTATGGCCAGCGCCATCAACGCCTGAGGTAAACCATGCCGTCGAGACCCTCCAACATCGCGGAGTGGGGCACTGGCTCCGCACCCATTGTCGAGCCAACCCTGGCGCAGAAGCAGGCCGGCTGGACGTCGGGCTTCAAGCCGCCCGCGCAGTGGTTCAACTGGTGGATGAACCTCGTTTACCAGTGGATTGTCTGGCTCAACGCCCTCGAGACGGACCCGCGCACCTGGCAGGCCTTGGGCACCTTCACCAGCGGTGCCGCCTTCACTCGTGGCGCAGGGTTGTTGCCATTGCTGGCCACCGCGACTGGCAACGCACCAGCACTGAAGGGCGTGGCGTCTTCGACTGCAGGCAGCACGGGTGGGCGCTTCGAGGCGGCTACTGGCGGCACGTCGGCCCTCACAGTGGCGGCAACCGGCGGTGCACTCGGACTCGTTGCGACGTCAGCGACTGGGGCCGCCATTGTCGGCACTGGGCAATTCGGCGTCGAAGGCATTGCAGGCGCAGGGGCCGGCACGGTTGCAGTCACAGGCCAGGCCGCCTTCGCGACTCAATTCGCCGGGACTTTCGGGGGCCAGGTGCAAATCAACGGCACGGCGGTCAATGGAGCTACGCCCGGGTCCGTCGGCCTTACCGTTCAAGGCGGTGCGAATGACGATGGCACCCTGGGTGATGGTGCCGCTGCCGATGGCCTCTACGTCTTGGGTGGAGACCACCTCGGCGACATCGCGAATCCAACAGGCATCTACGCGGCTGGTCGAGGCGCTTACATCAAAGGCGGCGACGTCGACCCAACCAACAACGCCGGCGACCCAAACCTTGGCCTCGAAGTCATGGGCGGCAGCGCTGGCTCGCTCGTCTCGGGCTTCTCGCAACGTGGAGCCACCGCCATCAAGGCGACGGGTGGCACTGGCGGCGGTGGGCGCGGCCTCGCGCTTGAAGCCATTGGCGACATCAACGTCTTGGGCACCGCCTTGGTTTATGGAGCCGCCCAGGTTTCAGGCGTCGTGCGAATGACTGGCGGGAACCTCGCAGCCAGCGCTCCCCAGGTGAATCAACTCAGCCCCGGCCAAATCGTCAAGGCATGGGGCCGAATCCATGTGTCGGGCGGGGCCCCCTCTGTTGTCTCTGGGCAGAACTGCTCCGGCGTTGGCGCATGCACCGCTACCGGTACCTACGCAGGCGGCTGGTTGCGCGTTGCACTTGCCACCCCATTGTCGACAACGACACGAATCGTCATGGGTGGCAGCGATGGAGGCACCATCGTCGACGTCACTGAGATGCTCGGCAGTGGCTACGGTGGAGATGACTCGCACCTCATCTTTCAGCTGTTGAATCGAAGCATCATGCTTGGGCGGAACCTCACAACGGAAACCGTCAACTTCTGGTTCCTCGTCATGGGCCTCCAGTAGATCGCACCTTCCGCCGCCGTCGGAATTCTGAACAGACTTGGAGGCATGATGCTGCTGGCAACAGAGATTCCCCTCGATATGCCGGTGGGCCAGTACGCCCTCAGCGCCATCGTCAGCAGCTTCATGCTGGTCTTCGGCCTCCTGCTGCGAAAGACGTTCACCGACTTCTCCGACCAACTGAAGAGCATGGATGGGAAGTTGAACGCCATCAGTGCTTCGCAGGCGCACGGCGAAACGCGAATGTCGGTGCTGGAGTCGAAGGTGGACCAGCACGCGGAAGAGCTCGAGCGCCTCCGCGACAAGATTCACCACTACGGCAACCTCATCGCCAGCCTCGAAGCGAAGATGTTCGTGAGGGGCACTCCATCAGGCAGGTTTCCAGCAGTGGGGAACGATGAGTGAGAGTGAAACCACCAACCCAACTGGCCTCACGCGACTCTACGGCTCAGTGCCACAGACGCCGCTGGAGGTGCTGGCCCACAGGGTGGAGGTGGTTGAAGCAAGCTTGCGCACTCTCAAAGAGGAGCTGCGCGCAATGCGCCCGGTAGTCGAGGAGCACGAAGACAGACTCGACGGGCACGACTCGGGTGCAGAGTCGATGCAGCGCCTTCTCTCTGCGACTCAGAGCGCCGTCATCCGAATGGAAGCCGACATCAGCCGCCTGGTTGACAGCGTCACCACGGGGCAGCTCGTCATTGAAGGCCGCCTCCGTCGAATGATGGCCCACATGGGAGTCGACCCGAAATGAGTTCGCCGCACCTCACCGTGACTGACGCAGTTGAGAAAGTCGATCCGTGGAGGAATGCCTCGTTGCAGCCCGGCTTCGGTGGGCCTGGCAACACGTGGTGCAACCGCTTCGCGAAGTTGGTGTGCGACGAGTTGGGTGCGACGCTGGGGGGCATCCTCGCCAACGAGCAGGCTGAATGGTTGCGAACGGCTGACGCTGTCAGCTGTGGGTGGGTGCCTTGCGGAGAGCTCACCGCACGCAAGTGGTGCGCAGGCGGCGGGTTGGCGTTGGCCACGTGGCAGAACCCGACAGGCAAGCATGGCCACATCGCAGTCCTGGTACCCGCACTTCCGGGTGCGCCGCCGTCCTTCACGTACATCGCACAGGCTGGGGCCAGGAACTTCGCCCATGAGCCACTGGCGCGAGGCTTCGGCACCCTGCCAGTTGAGTTTCACATTCACTCACCCGCGCGCGTCTGCGCGCCAACCCCCTGAGGTTCGCAATGCAAACGTTTGCACTTTTCGCAGCCGAGGCCGTCAACGTCGACGCACCAACCATGGCGGGCGTCCTCTGGCAGGGCCTGGTTGGCGTCGTCGGCCTGGCCATCACCGCGCTGTTGGGCACCATCACGCACGCCCTCGCGCTGAAGTCGGCCGACTCGAAGTACTGGAGCCTCCTCAGCAAACTGTGGGCTGTGGTGCAGGCGGCTGTCGCGCACGCTGAAGCCGAGTTGCGCCCCGAGTTTCAGAAGGCCCTCGCTGACGGCACACTGACGCCAGAAGAAGGCGCCGCACTCAAGGCGGCCACCATGAAGCTGGTGCGCGAGTCGGCGGCTGGCGCCCTCTCAGAGTTGGAGAAGTCCTTCGGCGTCACCTCGGGCAGCCTCCTCGACACCTTGGTTTCTGGCCTCGTTGAGCGCGCCGTGACGTTGCTGAAGGTGGACGCCACCCCAACCACGATGCCTGCAGCGCCCCCGGCCATTGCGCCAGTGACGCTTGAAGGCGCCACCACGTCGACGACTGCGGCGGCCAAGTCCCCCTGAATCCCTCGGCGACGGTGCCAGCGGGTGACGCTCCGCTGGCCGACCGCGCTGTCCTCGAGCCCGTGCGCCAAGCCATGCGCGATGGGTTGACTCGAGCGGCTGCGCTGGACGTCGGGCGAGGGTACGTCGACGCAACTGCAGGCGTATCCAATGCTGGCGGCTTCTTGCGCATTGAGGCAGGCCTTCACCCGCTTCAGCCCTTCGCCCTGTTTGCCTACGGCGAGGCCAGGCCCATGACTTCCAGCTACGAGGCAGGAGTCGGCGCTCGTCTGTTTTGGTGAAGCACCGCCCCACCGTGGGTGGGCGTCAAGAAGTCCGATAGCTGCCTCCACCGGACGAACCCACGGCTTTTGCGATGGCACCTACAGGGGGAGGGGAGGGCTTGATACGGTTGGGCCACCAACCCCTTTTGAGGTGCCCGCATGACCGTCTCAATTGCCACCACCCAACGCAACGCGCAGCTTGACGCCATCACCACCGCAGTCGGTGCCTCTGGCCTCCTCCGCATCTACGACGCAACCGGTGGTGTGCCTGCAAGCGCCAACACTGCCATCAGCACCCAGGTGACGCTGGCGACGCCAACCCTCTCGGCCACCTTCGCGCCTGCTGCCGCTGCTGGCGTGCTGACGGCCAACGCCATCACCACCCAGAATGCGGTGGCGACCGGCACGGCGGCCTTCTTTCGAATTCTCACCTCGGGCGGCACCTGCGTGTACCAGGGCACCGTCGGCACATCGGGCCAGGACCTCAACCTCAACACCCTGTCCATCGTCTCGGGCGGCCCGGTTGCGGTTTCGTCACTCACGCTGACTGCCGGCAACCCGTAAGGGCTGAGGCGCTGCCATGGCGGACACCAAGATCTCGGCGCTCACGCAGCTGACTGGCGCGGGCTCGACTGCGGACACGGACGAGCTCGTCCTTGTCGACAAGTCAGACACCACCATGGCGGCTTCGGGCACGGACAAGCGCGTCACGATGGTCGACTTGGCCTCTGCCGTCTTCGAGCGCCCGCTTGCCGACTTCACCAACACCACGCCGACAGGGCCCGCTGCAGGGCTGAAGCTGTTCTCGCGCAACCGGCCTGCAGGGCGCCGCATCATTGGCACCAGCGACTCAGACGGCCGCGACATGACGTACCAGCCAGCAGCTTGGAACAACACGCAGAGCTGGCTCCTGGCAAACGGCAACTCCACCACGGTGTCATCGAGTCGCATCGCGGCGACTGCCATCGGCACAGCGACAGCAGCCACCTGGGCCACCACCAACCTGCGCACCTCGATGCGACGCATCAGTTACATCAGCGCGGGCACGGCGGGCTCGAGCGGTGGTGTGAAGTACAACACCTTGCACTACTGGCGAGGCAACGCTGCAGGGCTTGGCGGCTTCTTCTTCTCGTGCCGCTTCAGCTTCGCTTTGCTTCCAGCCGGCTATCGCTTCTTCGTCGGCATGTACGGCAGCGCCACCAACCCAACCAACGCCGACATCAGCACTCAGCTGAACCTGATTGGCGTCGGCAAAGACGCAGCCGACACGGCGCCGCAATTCATGCACAACGATGGCACTGCGACGGCCCTCAAGACGTCGACGGCCTTGGCGCTTCCAACCACCAGCGATGTGCTTGAGGTGCGCGTCTTCTGCAAGCCCAACGACACGGTGATTTCGATGTCGTGCCAGTACATCAACGGTGGCACTGCGGCGATGTACACCTCTGGCACCACCGACCTCCCGGCCAGCACACAGGGCTTGCTGCCAATGCTGTGGGCCAACAACGGAGTGACGGCTTCGGCCATCGACCCTGAGCTCCTCTCGATGTACCTGGAGACCGACCTGTGAGCACGACTGTCGGCGAACGGCTTTGGTACCTTACGTGGGACGACAAGCGTGGCCCCTGGCCGGCCGTCGTCATCACCCCGGGCGACACACCTCTTCTCGCTGTCGAGATGCCCGAAGGCCCGCTTCGAGTCAGCTGCACCAACTGGCTTGTCGAAGACGGCACCGCAGACGGGTGGTTTGAGATTCCATCGGATGGCCAGCCGCCTGTGGACCTCTTCGCCTGAGGTGACGCGTGGCAATTCTTCTTGAAGGCGGAGTCGACAAGGTACTCCTTGAGGATGCCTCCTTTCTCCTCGAGGAGGCGGCGGGCGGAACCGTCACCGGTACCGAGGCCACCACTCTCGCAGGCGCGACGAGTACTGCCAGCGGCTCGAGCACCAGGGGTACCAGTGCCGTCACTCTCGCAGGGGCCACCAGCACTGCCTCGGGCGCGCGTGGCGCAGCTGGTACCTCAGCGCCAACCCTCGCAGGCGCCACCTCCACAGGGGCTGGCTCGAGTACTCGCGGCACGGCCGCCTCGACGCTGGCAGGTGCCACCTCAACCGCTTCTGGTGCCCACGGCGTTGCAGGCACTGAGGCCACCACTCTCGCGGCTGAGACATCGGCAGCGTCGGGCGCCCATGGTGTCGCAGGCAGCGAAGCCACCACGCTGGCTGATGAGACTTCGAGCGGCACCGGCAGCTTCACGGGTGGTTCTTCTGTCACTGGCACCGAGGCCACCACCCTCGCCGACGCCACGAGCTCGGGCGCTGGCAGCAGCACTCGAGGCACAGCGGCCAGCACTCTCGCGGGTGCAACGTCGACGGCGGCGGGTGCACACGGAGTAGCAGGCACCGAAGCGACGACGCTGGCAGGGGCTGCATCAACCGGCGCGGGTTCGACTGTCGCCGGCACCGAAGCGACGACGCTGGGCAACGCCACGAGTTCGGCCGCAGGCACCCACAGCATTCTGGGCACCAGCGCAGTCACGCTGGCGGGCGCGACGAGTGCGGCAACCGGAGCTCGAGGCGCAACAGGCACCAGCGCGCCGACTCTGGCCGGCGCAACCAGCGCAGCCAGTGGCGCGCACGGCGTCGCAGGCACTGAAGCGACGACTCTCGCCAACAGCACCAGTAGTGGCCTTGGGCAGTTTGGCTCTGGCGTGTCGGGTGTTGAAGCCACGACTCTCGCCAACGCCACCAGCACGGGCGCAGGCACAGCAGCAGGCGGCACTGAAGCGACAACCCTGGCGAACAGCACCAGCGTCGGCAGCGGTGCCCACGGCGTCGCAGCCACCTCAGCGCCCACCCTCGCAGGCCTGGTGCAGGCTGCCAGTGGCTCGACGGTGCGCGGCACTCAGTCGACAACACTCGCAGGGGCAACCAGCAGCGGAACGGGCCGGCAGGGCGCCTTTGGCAACAGCGCAGTCGTGTTGGGCGCTTGGACGTCGACAGCCAGCGGTTGGGTGCGCGTCACGGGCACTGCCTCGGCAACCCTGGCCGGCCTCACGCAGGCTGCCAGCGGCGTGTCGGGCGTTATCGTCTCGGGCGACGTCGCAGGCCCTGTCGTCATGGCAGGCGACGGGCGCACCTACGTCTCACTGCAGGCTGACGGCCTCACTCACGCAGAGGTGGCACCCCATGGCTGACGACTTCACCATCAAGAAGGGCGACGTGCTTCCCGCCCTCAACGCGACTCTCATCCCCGCAACGGGCCAATCCTTCACCCTCTCGGGCGCGTCGGTGCTGTTTCGAATGTGGGCGAAGTCTCAGGCCGTCGACAAGGTGTCCCGCACCTGCACGGTTGTCGACGTCAACGCCCGCACCGTGCGCGTCGACTGGCAGGCCGGCGACACCGACACCGCCGAGGGCTACCTCGGGCAATTCGTGGTGACGTTTCCAGGCGGCAACGTGCAGACGTTTCCGAATGGCTCGTCTCTCGTCATCCGCGTCACTCCTTGAAGACGCCGTCGGCTGCCACCAGTGCGGCCGCTGTCTTCTCGCACTCAGCCCAGGAGACGCCGTAGACGCGGGCGATGGCCTTCGCGGCGTCGCCCTTTGACACCCACTGGGCCAGCACGATGTCGGCAAGCAGCGCGCGCAACTGGCTGCCCTTCACCGCGCTCAGCTTGTCGGCCCGCTGTCCCCTGGCGTGCAGGCGCTCGGTGACGGCGTCTTGCGTCTCGGAGAGGGCCAGCACCAAGAGACGCACGTCAGCGTCGTCGAAGGAAGCCTTCCGCTCGAGCAATTCACCCACGCGCTTCAAGAGAAGTTGCTGCGCGCGTTGATGCACTGCGGCTTCCTGTTTTTTGAGGCCAACGGAGCCAGTTTGCCGCTTCACCGCCTTCGAGGTGCTGGGCATGAAGCGGTGCTGCACCAGCTTCTGCACCGCGCGAATGGGCAGGGCGCCGCCCACTGACTTCTGGGCCTCCTCCACGGCCTTCAGGGCTGCCGTCTGCTGCTTCTCGTTGCGCACTCTGGCGATGGCAACGGCGGCCGCTGTGGAGGCAATGCGGCCCGCCAGGAACGCCGCCTTTGCCTCGGGCACCAAGTCGGTCAGCTTCAGCGTCGTGTAGATGCTGCTGCGCGACACCCCCAAGCGCTTGGCCATCTCATCAGCCTCCATGCCGGTGGCCATGAGGCGCTGGTAGCCCTCGGCGAGCTCGAGCGGGTGCACGTCTTCGCGCGCGAGGTTTTCCACCATTTGCGCCTCCAGCACCTCGACGTCGCCCATTTCTCGGACGATGACGGGCACCACCTTGAGGCCGGCAAGCTTGGCGGCGCGGAAGCGACGGTGGCCGAAGACGATTTCGAGGTGCTTCCCCACCTGCCGGGCGACGATGGGCTGCAGCACGCCCTGCGCCTTGATGCTGTCGGCCATTTCGGTGAGGTCGCCGAACAGCTGGCGAGGGTTGGTGGGTGACTCGTGGAGCTCGGCGACGGGTGTCTCTCGGACGTTCACGGGGCCTGTGTACCGCCTCCGCGCTCCAGTCGCCAGAAAGACGAATGGCCCACGCACCGGGAAAGAACGTGGGCCCTTCGTGGACTCCATCAGGCAGGGGTTGGCCTGAGGTGCCGCTTATTTTTGGAGGCGCGAGGCAATGACTTCCAGCGCGCGCACCACGGCCTCAAGTCGGTCGCCGATGAGGCATGTGGCCGAGAGCATCAGGCTGTCGTTCTCAAGCAAGGCCTGTCGCTGCCTCGCCAGTTCCGCCTCGCGAGCTTCACGGGTTGGCTTCTCGGCCTCCCATTCGGCCTGCGCCTTCTCTCCCATCTCCACTTGCTTCTTCAGAAGTTCAGCCGCCACCACTGCCGGGTTTTCGTCGCTCACTTCTTGCCTCCTTTCGGTGTCTCCAACTTCGCCTTCATCAACTCCTCGAGATTGAGGCCCAGGCACTTCGCCACGTCAGTCAGCTCTTCGGCGAAGCCGCCCCAGGTGCCGCCCACCCAGTGCTGCAGGGCGTTGGCGGTGACGTAGGCCAGCGCCTCATTCTGGTTGGCCTCGCGGAGCCATTCCTCCGCCTTGCCTGCCCGAACCTCGCGCTCGTCGAGGTACTCGGTGAACTCCGACGCGGCAAGCTCGGCGCGCGCAACGAGTCGCGCCATTGCCGGCGTCATGCCTTCTTTGCGCACCTTCGCAGCGGCGGCGAAGACGACGTCGCGCACCACCTCGTCGCGCAGTAGGCGGGCCTCGGCCTCATCGGCGTTGGCTTCGGGGTCCGAGCGCTTCTCCTTCTCCTCGGCCTGCGCCTTCTTCTTCTCGGCCCACTTCAGGCCCAGGCACTTCGCAACGGCGTGCAACGCATCGTCGTGCACGTACAACTTCCGCAGTGCCATGTTGGCGTCGGGTGCCACGAAAAGCTTCGGCTTGTCTTCCTCGGGCACCTTCTCAAGCAGCTCGGCCCAGGTGCGCTTCTTCGAGTCTTCGCTGACGGGCTCGGCGGCCAGCACGTACTTGCTGCCGTAGCCGAGGGTGTTCTCGTGTTTGAAAAGCTTCGCGCCTTGCTCGATGGTGAGGGCCTCGGCGCCGTCCTTCTCGAACCTCGCCGACTTGTAGTCCCAGCTGGCCCGGCACTTGGCGAGGAAGCACTTCGAGTCGGTGCACCAGTCTCCACTCGAGAGGTCGTCGTAGATGCCAGGCGTGCCAGCCCCGCTGCGCTTCGGGCATGCGACGCAGGCAGGCGCGTCGGGCAGCAGCATGGAGTCCTTCCTGTCGAACGGCGCGCCCTTCAGCGCCACGCAGAATTCCTCCTGCAGGTACTCCAACGCCTCGCGAGTCGACAGCGGCGACTCCTTGTCGACGAGCCGCTCCAGCGCCTTCGATTGGTCGAGGTGAGAGGGAATGCGCGCGAGGGCGATGGCCACCGTCGCACCCAGCGCGCCGCCCTCGAGCATCTTTCGCCCTTCGGGGCCCAACGCCAGCAACTTCAAGCGCGAGTACACCCACGCCTTCGACTTCCCGGCCTTCGCCGCAACCTGCTCTGCCGTGTACCCGGCCACCTCCATGAGGCGCTGGTACCCGTCGGCCTCCTCAAGGGGGGAGAGGTCGCTGCGCTGCACGTTCTCGATGAGCTGCACCTCAAGCGTTTGCACGTCGGAGAGCTCGCGCACATCGACGGGCACCTCAGTGAGGCCGGCCAATTGCGCCGCACGGAAGCGACGGTGGCCCGCAACCACTTCGTACGTCTGGCCCTCGTTCGGCCGCACCAACAGAGGCACCAGGATGCCCACCTTCGCGATGCTGGCGGCCAACTCATCCAGCCCCGTGAAGTGCTTGCGCGGGTTGGTATCCGACTCAACCAACTCAGAGAGGGCCATCATGTGCGCACCAGCCGGCAGCCCTGGCTCCGCCTCGAAGTGCGCCTGCGCTGCTTCCTTGTCGGCCTTCGTCGGCAGGCCCACCGCGCGCATCAACCCGTCGGAGAAGTCCTCCAGCGGCTTCGCATCGATGACAATGGCGGCCTCTGCAACGTCGGTGATGGCCAGCTTCTTCTTCGTCTTCATGTGTGCCTCTCATCGTCCAGCGGGCGGAATTGCCCACGGTAACTGCCCCTCGAGTACCTCTGGTTTTGGTTCTGGTAGTCCGCCTCGTCGGTGGCAGTCCACTCGCTTCCACTGGACACCTCGGCGCACTTCAAGGCATCGAGGCAGAAGAAGAGGCCACCACGCCTGGCGCTCGCGGCATCGCGCGCAATCGAACGCCCGCACTTCTGGCAGTACACGGGGTGGCTCACTTGTTCTCCTCCCCGAAGTCGGCGCCCGGCTCCGCCTTCACTGCTTCGTCCATGCGCTTCTGTTGCTCGCCTCGCAGCGCAGCCAGCCAACCCTCCACCTGCTTGCGCGCGGAAGGCTCCGTCGTCTTCGCCAACCCTGCCGTGTGCTCGGCGATGGCCTGGTTCAACTCCGCCGCCTCGAGGCCAGCGAGCGGCTTGCCCTTGTGCGTGCCGCGTTGCACCACTGGCTCGTCGCTGTTGACTGGGGGCGTCGCGGCAGGCCCTGGAGGTGTCGGCGCGGGCATCGGCTCGGGTGGGCGTTGCACGATGGTGCCGCCAATCTTCGCGATTACTTTTGCAGCCACCTCGGCGGTGCGTGAGACGACTGGGCCAGTGGGCAGGGCAGGGGTGGGCTTGGAGTCAACCACGTCATCGTCGTCGCGCATTTCTTCGGGGATGAAGACGCCGCTGAAGAGGTTCGGGTACGCGAGCCTCCATGACATCGCGCGGGCACACTTCGCAATCATGCCGCTCGGGTCCTTCTTCCAAAAGCTGGTGGGCTCCTCGGTGTTCTTCTGTCGGTCGAAACGCGTCTGAATGCGCGCCTCGATGGGCAACCAGACGATTGGCACAACGCGCCCGTGTCGCTGTGCGTGTGCCCAGGCACCCAGCACGCGGTGGCCTGCCTTCGAGCGCGACTCGAGATCCCACTGGTGCGTCACGCGCTGTGCGTCTTCGTCGATGGCGAACTTGTCGCCCGCGTAGACGGTGGCGCACTTGATGCCGGCGAAGTCGCCCTGCGCATCTGCCAGTGCAGCCATGCCCGCTTCGGCCGCCATCGGCTCGTGCTTCGTCATCCACTCACCCGACGGGCTCTTCGACCGCCGTTCGACGAGGTACGCCTGCTTGATGAACGGGTCGAGGCTCGTGCGCTTGCACCACGCAATGAAGAACTCGAACTCGGCCGCGCTCGCCGTTGGTGGCGTGACTGCCTTCTTCGCGAGGGCGATGCGTTCATCGTCCCAGGTTGGTGGCGACCAACGCGACACCGCGCTCTGTGCCTTCGTGATGCTGACGACCTGCGCTTCGACTGTCTCTGCTTTCGTTTCCATGTTGTTGCTCCCGGTTGTGCTGCGTTCAAATCGCTTTGATTTCTTCTTCGGCTGCCCCCGCTGGCAGCCCCAGTCGCTCCAAACCACCGCGCAACGTACTGGCCGCGTCTGACTTCCACTCCTTGCTCCACCTCGGCATCAGCTTCCAGTAGCCGGCCCGCGTCTCGCTCTGGTGCTGTGGCACGAGGGCGTTGAGTTGCTCCGGCGTCAGTGCTGCTCGAGCAAGCCCTTCCCAGTCGGTGCCAGTGCCTGGCTTGTTCCACACCTTCGAGAGACTGCCGAGGGTGGCTGAGGTGAGCCCCTTGTTGTCGCCGATGAAGCTGCGAAGTTGATTCGCGGCGAGTTTCTTCTCGTCGCCGACCCACTTCTCCAACAGCTGCAACTTCGCGTACCGGTCCATCACCGACTCGCGCACGTCGCCCGCCTCGAGGGCCAGCACCGTGCCCGAGTTGCCAGGGAAGGCGCGCCCGAGGAACTCCTTGTACCTGTCGCTCGCGTCAGGCGGCGGCGGCACTCCGGCCAGCACGTTGTCGCGCCAGAAGCGCCCCCCCACCTCGAGCAGCCCGAACCACAGCTCCTCGTTGAAGGGCACCGTGTACACGCGCCACTCGTCGCGATCGAACAGCACCGCAACGTCGGTGGTGGTGAGGCCCGTCACGCCCATCTGCCACGTCACCTGCGCGAGGTAGTACTCGGGCACCTGGTCGGTTCCTTCCTCGCCCCATTCGTCCTTCAGGCGCCACGTGGTGGTTTTGATTTCAACGTTGCGGTCCGCACCCTTCAACGCCGGCCAGTCTTCGATGTGCTGTGGCGGTGCTGAGAAGGTCGGGAAGGCGATCCGGTCGGGAGTCGCGAGTGCAAACGCTTGCACTGGGTGCCGCAGGGTTCCGCACGTGGCGAGGTTGAACCCGGTTCGCGCCGAGTACAGCTGCGCCACGGGCTCCTCGAGCATCGTGCCCAGGTCTGCTGCGAGCGAGGGCGTATCAGGTGGGTCTGACACCTTCGATTCGTAGATGGCGACGGGCGATGACCAGCGGCTCAGCCCTGCCAGCACTGCAATCTCGGAGGCGCCGATACCGCTGCGCCTCAGCTCCAGTTGTTCCTTCGTCAGCATGTGTGCTTCTCCCGGTTTGGTGCTGCGTTCGACTTCTACAACAGAACTCTGACATAGTTCTGACAGAAGGTCCACCGACAGTGTGGTGGTGCGCAGTGAACCGGAGTATCAGCAGGGAGAAATGCCAGTGCTTCCACCGAGAGACCCTTTGAAGAGCGGCGTCAAAGCCACCTGGACCCTTTACGGCTCCCGCGCGCTCAAGAAGGAAATCGAGCGTCAGGCAGCCATCGACGGGTACGAAAGCGTCAGCGCGTACACCATCGACCTGCTGATTGCCGCCGTGCGAGCTCGAGAACTCGAACGCAGTGCGTCGGAAACGAAGCGCTGAAATTCCAACCCGTTGATCTCCTAACCGGAGAGCAGCGATGTCAGTGCCAAATGTTAGGCAGTCCCTCAGCAGCGCCTGGGTGTCAGGCGCCATCGACGAGGGAGCGGCAGTAATGGACGCAGTATCTGAAGTTGTCAGGGGCGTAGCACGAGCAGAAATCACACTCTCACCAGAACAGTTGCAGCAGCTGGTGAAGCAGGTGTCGCACGCATTGGCGCCTGCAGCGGTGCCAGTGGCCAGTCTCCCGAGATTCGGTGAACTGGTCGACGAATGGCTGACGGCGATTCGCCCGAAGCGCGTAGCACCAGACAACGAGGAGCGGCTCGCACGGCGGCTGACTCCTCTCCTCGAGGAGAATGAAGACACACTCACCGTCGCCGCCATCGACGGGTTCCTCTCTGGGCTGTCGGCGGAGCTCGCGCCAGCCACCATCAACAAGCTGCGAGGCACTGGGCGCCTTGTCGTCGAGTACGTGCAGGCGAACCGCAAGTGGGCGGGCCCAAACCCCTTCGCGCTGGTGAAGCGCGCGAGGGTGCCTCGCCGACGGTACGACCTGCTCAGCGGCGACGAGTTGCGCAAGGTGCAGGCGAAACTGAACCCGATGCGCCGCCGCGAGTTTCGTGTCGCGCTCCACCTCGGGCTTCGCAAGGGCGAACTCTTCGCGCTCCAAAAGGTCGACGTCGATTTCACGACGGCAACCATCACGATTCGTCGGAGCCACGGGCGCGACAGCACGAAGACTGGGAAGGACCGCACCATCCCGTTGCTGCCCGCAGTCGCTGGGGACCTGCTCGAGGCGATTCAGGCTTCGCCCGCCGATAGCCTCCTGGTGTTTCCCAGCGGCTCAGCAGGCCTGCAGGACAAGAACACCAAGCTGACCAACACGCTGCGCACTGCGATGGCCTCAGCGGGCGTTGGTGTCACGCGCGTGCGGTACAAGTGCAGGCGCACCACCTGCGACGCGGAGGACCTCGTCGAGGTTGGGCACACCGTCGACCGCGACCGCGACTGCCCTCAGTGCGGCATGCGCCTCTGGCCGGTGCCCACCGTGCGTGCGGTGCGCTGGTACGATTTGCGGCACATGGCAGCGACGTTCCACCGCGAGGCTGGAGCCGACCCGCTGGCCATCGCGTTGTTGCTTGGCCACGCGGTGCACCAGACGACCGAGGCCGTCTACACGCACCTCAGCAGCAGCACGCTCATGCGGGAATTGTCGAAATGGAAGCTGTGATGTTTGTTTTGTATTGACGTTGCGAAATGTCCCGGGGTAGACGTCGCAGGCACCGGGACATCTGTGGGTAGTTGCTTGGGAAGCTTATGCTCTACCAACTGAGCTACCACCGCGAGAAACAGGCACGGCATCGCCTGTATCCACCTTGCGGTTGGTAGCTCAGGGCAGTGGGTAGAGGCAAGTGAAACAGGCAACCCCTCCAGACCTTCCCCCGGGCGGTAGGGAACGTCATGAAGAGCCGAAAGCGCAGCACCACACCGAACTCTGACAGAACACCGACAGCATTCCGTCAGACACTCCTTCCAATCACCACGAAGACGGCGTTCGCCAGAGGCAAGCGCGGGGAGTCCCTCCTCGAACTCGCCGGCCCAGGTTGGCGCGCCGCAGTCACCCGCCTGCAGGCTGACCTCGAGGTGGCGTCATGAGGGCGAAATCGGGCTTCTCGTCCAAGTCAGACGCGGTCTTCGCCATCATGGCGCGCTGGAACGCTGAACAGCGTCAGTATTCCTACGGCGACATCGCGCGGGAGTGCGGTCTTGCCGGGGGCAGCCACGTGCTCGCCGCCGTGCTGGCCCTCGTAAAGGAGGGGCGTCTCCGCCCAGCGAAGCGCACGGTCATGATTGACGGGTGGGAAACCGTCTCGGCCCCCTCTCAACCGGCCAGCGTCTGAACATGGCCGAGCTCGACCCGCAGCTCCCATTCATCCAAATTCACCGTTCGGTGGGCATCAAGGCGGCCAGTCTGGCGCCTCTGTACGGCCTCACCTATCAACACGTGCGAGGCGCTCTTGAGTGCTTCTGGGAGGCGCTCGCCGACCGCCGCATTTTGAGTGGCAAGACCGAGCTGGTGTTCACCACAGCTGAGCTGAGCCGTCGTCTTGCCCTCGCGTTTGGGCGAGCCGTCGAACTGGAACCACTGGTTGATGTGGGGCTCCTTGAACCTCGACCCAACGGGTGTTTCCGCGTTCGTGGCATGTCGCGTTACCTCGATGCCGAAGCCACCAGGGCCGCCAGAATCGCTCAGCGACGGGGCTCCAAATTCAGCGAGCCAGTTTGTCCGACCCCTGTCGGACCCCAGTCCGACCCCAGTCCGACCCCCCTCGGACCCCAGTCCGACCCCAGTCCGACCCCTGTCGGACCCCACAGAGGAGAGAGGTTAGAGGATAGAGGAGAGAGTAAAGATCTTGCGGGCAAGCCCGCAGTCGCCCCACCAAAAGCTCCAAAAGCAAAGGCGAAGAGAGCACCCCAACCGCCAAGCCCTTGGATTGAAACTTGGGAGGGCTTCCAGGACCAACGGCTCGACACGATGCTGGCGTTGGGTCTTTCCGACGAGCCGCAGGCCGAGGTCATGAACTACGGGCGCCTCACCAACACGCTCCGAAACGCAACCAACCTGCTCCACGAATGGGACCAGGACCCGAACAACAACGGGCCCGAGTCGCCACTGCTGGCTCTCGTGTGGGATACCTGGATGGACGACTCTTGGGCCCGTACCCTGGAGCCTCCCTTCGCCATCAACGCCTTCGCCAGCCCGCAGGTGCTTCGGCGCCTCTACGAAGCCTGGTGCAAGGCTGCGGGTGCCGCATGAGCGACGCAAACCTCGAGCACGCGATTCTCGGCGCTGTGCTGGACGCCGAGGGGGCAGTGCTGCGCAGCAACGCTGGGGCAATCCTCGACCAGGCAGGCCTCAGGCCCGAAGACTTCACCGACGAGCGCGTGCGCGTCAGCTGGGGCATCCTTCAGAGGCTGGCGCAACGTCGCCGCCCGACAGACGCCATGGCGGTGTACAGCGTCGGCAAGTCAACTCGCACCCTGTCCGAGCCCGACCTCGCATGGCTTCGAGGCCTTCAGGTGGGCAACGGGTTGGACCGAGAACGCTTTGCAGACCTCGTTGAGGGGGTGAGGGCCACCCTACGCACGAAAACGCTTCTGGAGGCCACGCAGGCCGCTTCCCGAGCCCTTTCTCAGCCGGGTGCTGACCTCGCAAAGACAGCCAACGACCTCGAGGCGACAATTCGGCAAGTGCTGACGCTGCACTCCGACGACGGCACCGGCGAGCAAGACATCTTCGAGTTGGCCTCTGACTGGGACCGCCAGGAGTCAGGCAACGCGCCGCCCGTGCTGGTGCCGACGGGCATCGGGGCTTTGGACGACGTCATCGGCGGCTTCGTGCCCAACCTGAACATGATTGTGGGCCTGCCCAGCGTCGGCAAGTCGGCACTCCTGGGCACCGTCATCGACGCGCAGCTGAGTGCCGGCCTCAAGGTGGGGCTCTTCGGCCTCGAAGACGGCACGCGGTGGCTGGCAAAGCGCATCGTCGCTCGAGAGATGGCGATGCCCGTGCGCGCGGTGGGGCAAGCGAAGCGCACGGCAGAGCAGGGCGTGAAGTGGGTGGACGTAGCGCAAGCGACTGCAACGAAGTTGAGAAGCCTCACCACGTACCGGCACGACACCATAGACGTCGACGAGTTGTGTCGAAGAGCGGCGAGCTGGGTG